GTCAGCAGCCTAACCGCAATAAATATTGCTATAACACAACCAGATCAATGTGCATTTGTAATGGAACATCATGGGCGTGTTCCTTTTGATAATGGTCGTGCATTGCTATTAGACATCAGCAATCTACACACCGTTTTTAACAACAGCGACCAGGATAGATGGCACTTGATTGTACATCAGCAATTTAACCTAGAATTTGATAATTTGGTTGCAAAAAGTTACGATAAGTTGTATAATAGTTTTAAATGAAACAATGCACAATACAAATACGTGACGAAGTAAACATTAAGATTGAAGGCCTGGACCTGGATGCTCGCAAGGCCTTGGTCAATGCTTTCAAATATGAAAACCCTGCTGCACGTTATTTGCCAGCAGTGCGACTGGGACGTTGGGATGGCAAGGTTGCATACTTCCAACTTGGCGGCAGTACCTATGTAAACTTGCTGCCTGAGATCATACCCATCCTGGAAAAATTTGATTACGACATTGAACTGGATGACCAACGTGATTATTCAACCGCATTCGACTTTGAATCAGTAACTGAAACGTCTTTTGAACATGTGAGATGGCCCCGGACGCACCCTGCTGCAGGCGAGCCCATCATGTTGCGTGACTACCAAGTGGAGATCATCAACAACTTTCTAGCCAACCCACAATGCATACAAGAAGTGGCTACAGGTGCAGGCAAAACAATTATGACAGCGGCCCTGAGCAATGCAGTTGCACCCTATGGTCGCAGTATCGTTATTGTGCCCAACAAGAGTCTCGTGACACAAACAGAAGCAGATTATATCAACATGCAACAAGATGTTGGTGTGTACTTTGGTGACAGAAAAGAATACGGTCGAACACATACCATATGCACATGGCAAAGTCTAAACAATCTCTTGAAGAATACCAAGGCAGGTATAGGCGACTGCACCATTGGTGAGTTTTTGGAAGATGTTGTGTGCGTTATTGTAGACGAAGTACACATGGCCAAGGCAGATGCACTCAAAACCTTGCTCACAGGCGTGATGGCTAGAGTGCCAATCCGCTGGGGATTGACCGGAACTGTGCCCAAAGAGAAGTTTGAAAGTCAGGCCTTGCTGGTCAGTCTTGGTCCAGTAATAGGCCGGCTCAGTGCCAGTGAACTGCAACAACAAGGTGTGTTGGCCAACTGTCATGTGAACATTGTGCAGTTGATTGATCACGTGGAGTACAAAGACTATCAGAGTGAACTCAAATACTTGTTGGAAGAATCGGGACGATTGGACACCATGGCCGACTTGATAACGCGAGTTAACGAAACTGGCAACACCTTGGTGCTAGTAGATCGCACTGAATGTGGTAGACAACTGGTGGAACGCCTGGGCGACCGTGCAGTGTTTGTGTCGGGTGCAACCAAAACAAAAAACAGGCAAGCAGAATATGATGAAGTGGCTGATGCAACAGACAAAATTATTGTGGCCACATATGGAGTGGCTGCGGTGGGTATTAATATTCCCAGGATTTTTAACTTGGTTCTTGTGGAACCCGGAAAGAGTTTTGTCCGCGTTATACAATCTATTGGGCGAGGTATTAGGAAAGCAGAAGACAAAGACCATGTGCAAATCTGGGACTTGACCAGCACATGTAAATTTGCCAAGCGTCACTTGACCAAACGCAAACAATTTTACAAGGAAGCCAATTACCCCTTTACACAAGAGAAATTGGATTGGATGAAACTAGGATGAGCTTAGATTTTATGAAAGACGACGGGGTATTCTTGCCCATGTTGAATGACACTGGTCGCAATGTCTTTTATAAAACTGCACTAGAGTTAGCGGCCCCAGGAAAAATAGTTTGTGACATTGGCACGGGCACAGGATTCCTCAGTATCCTAGCAGTGCATGCCGGAGCAAAGCATGTGATTGCAGTTGAACAAAATATTGAAAGATATCAATATGCCAAGTCTATTGTTGAACAATTGGGATTATCTAATCAAATTGAACTAGTACTTGGAAACTTTCTTGATCTTGATATCAAAGCAGATGTATATGTGTCAGAAACTATTAACACACAAATATTTGGCGAAGACATAATAAAATTATCCAACCATGCACAGCAGTACGGTGGAAAGTTTATACCTGGCCAGTTTAAAATTCACGCTGAAGTATATCAAAATCATCCAATATTTGTTGTGGATCAATCAGGCTCAGAAGTATTTGAATATCAGCCGGACATTGATGTTGATCCTGCCTTTGCTAATATAATTAATACTGATTTTCAGCAACAGCACAGTCTGGCTGACACCCGCTACCGGGCCAATCAACTCAATAGATTGTTTACAATGTTGTCACAGTTTACTGATCTAAAGCTAACAAAATGGTACCAAACCCAGCCCATCACAATTGATTTAAATCAACCGAACACCGAGACGGACATCACCGTTACTATTCCCTTTAATGATATTAGAAGATTCCGAGAGAGCATGTATGTGGTGTTGTTCTGGCAAGCCGAGTATGGTGAGATAACAATGAATTGTAGAGATGTTTGGTTTGGCAACATCAGCAAGCATATCATGGGAGCCACCACCGACATTGAGTTTCGTTATGATCCGCAAATACGCAACTGGCGGTTGACTTATTGACACAATTCCTGTAAACTAAACACATGCGAATACTAACCTTAGACAACATTCATTACGATCTAGATCATTTGCCTGAAGAAGTAGATGACATGCGGTTTGCCATTCTAGACAACTCAAACCCACAAGAGCCAGATTATCATTTTATTCCACTGATCTTTTTAGAGAGTTTCAATGCACCTGCACTGGTGCTACGCATTGGCGAGAACACTATAAAGATGCCCATGGATTGGCAGATACTCATAGGCGAACCCGAAGTGGGCGATTTGGAAGTGTTGCCATTGACATCCATAAATGATCGTGGATTCAAAGTGTTTCAATTCAACCCACTGACCAGTTTCCGTCCGTCATTCCCAGACATTGAAATCCTGGATGTGTATCATGAAGTATCGTGGTATGCACCCAAACTAAAGAATGGCCAATTACTTTCAGTGCCACTCAACGATGAACCAGATCCAGACTGTGTGTACTTTGTGAAAGACATCAGTCGCAACTGTGAGATAGTAGACTACAACAAGGCTTGGTAAAATGGCATACACCGAACCACAAATATTTGAAATGATCAATCGCTTGGCCAAGATTTACTTGGAAAGTTACCCAGAAGATCAGGAAGGCCTAGAACGATTCCTGCGCTGGGCACATGCACAATATGGCTACAAGTATGGGAACCCTTAAACCAGGCGCTACCTACGTTTATGAGCGTGTGGGCAACGAAGTTTATGCCCGCGAATCTGGTGCTGATCCCAGCACACGTGAATTAATAGGATATGGGTATGATCCAGTGGGTGGTCACCAAGTTGATTACGACAAGCGAACGTCAGATGGCAGGTCTTTGGTTGATCACATGCGAGAAGATAAAATGTGGGGTGACATTCGGCGCCTGGCCAAGACCACGCCTGCTTTACAAGACTCTCTAGAACGTGTTATAATGATATACAAACTGATCAAAGTAGACAAGTGAGCGACAAACTAAACATTGGTAATGAGATGCGACAACTGGATCGCAAGAACAGAAACTTCTATCGTGATCTCACAGATGAGGAACGCAAGAAGTTCTCCAACTATCTCATGATTCGTTGGGCATCGTGTGTGGAAGGCTCAAGCGAACTGCAAGAGTTTTATTTGATTGCCACCAACGAACGACTGAACAAACACTTCTTCAACATCAGTCGGCATCCTGAACTGCAATGGTTGTGTGCCACCACAGTGAGTCCAAGCATGGGCACACCCAGACACAACTGGATCTCGCCCAAGAAGAAAGAAACTGGTGCAGGAGCAAGTGGTATTAGAAAACAACTGGCAGAGTTATTTCCCATGTACAAACAAGATGAAATAGCCATGCTGGCTTCAATGACCACAAAGAAAGAACTTGATCAACACATTCGCGACCACGGCAACGACAAATGAAATACAAACAACTGGTGGTAAATGGATGTAGTTACATGCACAAATATGCCAGTGGCCTTGGGCATGTTAATTTAAAAATCAAACTTGGTATTGCATCAGCACAAAGCATATCCATATCTGGCAGTGCAAACAATAGAATTTTGAGAACTACATTAAAGCACAGTTACAGTGCTAAAGAGCCAACCTTTTATGTGTTGGGCATGACTTTTGTCAGCAGGCTCGAACTTCCAATTTGCGAAGAAGAAAATGCTTTTGAAGGTCGGTGGTGTAATCCGCAAAATCAAGAATTCAAATCAAGGTGGCAACTGCATTGGACTGATCAAGACAGTGAGCAATTTGTAGAAACCAAACTAAAAAGTGAAGTATACAGTATTGTGGACCGTACTGAAGATTTGATGTACCGTATGTTGAGTGTGATCAATGATTTAAAAAGTCGCGGACATCAAGCATTATTGTACCAACAAGCAGATACACTTTATCAAGAGCATCTGCATGACCCTAAACTAGCCTTGTTGAATTCATGTCCGGAAATTGTTCATGGATTTGCATGGCGAGCCACAGCGTATCAATATGAACAAGGTGTTCTTGGATCAAAATACCCAGACGGATCTCCATATGTGCCTCCAGATATGACACATCCGGAACAAGGACACCATGAAGTGCTTAACACATACTTGACAAACTATATCAATGATCATAAAATATTACAATGAGTCACCAATGTGCTTTTTGTAAAAAAGAATTTGCAAGAGAAACAAGTATTGCAGTTCACATGTGCGAACCCAAGCGCCGCAGATCAGAACGATCAGAACGTGGTGTTGAACTGGGCTTTCAATCCTACTTGAGATTTTATGAGATTGCACAAGGTTCGGCCAGACTCAAAACATTTGATGATTTTGCAGACTCACCATACTACAGAGCATTTGTAAAGTTTGGCAGATACTGTGTGGGCACAAAGGCCATCAATCCTGCACAGTTCACAGCCTGGTTGCTGAAGCACAACAAAAAGATTGACAACTGGGGATCGGACAAAATCTACACTGAGTACTTGCTGGATTATTTGAAAGTTGAAGCAGTGGCAGATGCACTGGCACGAGCAGTGGAGTTTGGTATAGACTGGAGTGAGAAGCACTCGGCACCGCCCAATGATTGTTTGCGGTATGGCAGCACACACGCCATGTGTCATGCTGTCACAACCGGACGCATCAGTCCTTGGGTGATATACAACTCAGAGTCGGGGCAAAAGTTTCTGGGCGAACTCACAGCAGACCAAGTGTCAATGATATGGCCCTACATAGATAGTGATGTGTGGCAGAAAAAGTTTTCAGATTATGCCGCAGACGCTGAATACGCAAAACTAATATTGAAACAAGCAGGATGGTAATATGAATACACATATAAGCAGTACAGGATCACACATAACCGTGAATAGTTCGCAGAATATCCCTTATATCAGTCCCAGTACTCCCAGTGCAGGTCTAGTTCGATATTACGGCAATGAGATGCAGGTGTATGATG